AACTGTAACGAGACTGCCACATTGGAAAGATTGTATTCGAGGAAGACTGTCATAGGAGCAACCCATGGCCTCTCGTTACTGGCTGAAGCTCTACCATGAGATACTCCACGATCCCAAGATGGGGACGCTATCTGACCGGCTATGGCGGCGGTGCATAGAGATGTTCCTCCTGGCTGGTGATTACGATGAAGAGGGCCATCTGCCATCTATTGAGGATATTGCCTGGGCGCTGAGGACTAACGCTGATGAGCTGGCACAAGAGTTGGCAGAGCTTGCGCGGATTGGCATACTGAGTAAGGATGGCAATGGCTGGTATGTGACGAAATGGACGGAGCGTCAAGCTGCTGTTAGTGGCGCAGAAAGAATGAGGCAACTGAGGGGACGGAAACAACGAGAGCAATATTATGGTGACGATGATGTAACAGATTGTGACGCAACTGTGACGAGTCGTCATGTAGATACAGATGTAGATATAGATATAGAACAGATACAGACAACAACAGACAAAGAACGCGCTTTCACGCCTGTTGCTGTTGCTGATTCCCTGCAAACTCTGCTAGACATAGGCATGGATCCAGAAACAGCCCGGACCCTGGCAGATGAACATCCTGAGGCCAATGTCCTAGGCTGGTGTGCTGAGTCCAGGAAGCGCAAGCTAGAGAACCCGCCGGGTTGGGTGCGCAGCATGTTAGTTCGAGGACATGCACCTCCGGCTGCGTATGACAATGGACTCGCAGGCCAGGCCTACGCGGATCCGGCTGACGCAAGATGAGAGGAGGCGATGATGAGAACCATTTGGAAGTACAGGTTAGACATGGCATTCGAGACAGTAGTGGAGATGCCGGCGGGGGCGACCGTGCTGACGTTTCAGAACCAAGGCGGCGCGATGACGTTCTGGGCCATAGTGGACACTGATGCACCTATGGAAAAGCGGACCTTCCACGTGGTGAAAACAGGGAGTCCATTCCCGGATGTAGATGGAGAGTTATGCTACATGGGAACAGTGCAGGGACAGCGGGGCTACGTGTGGCATATATTTGAGGAGCGGAATGATGAGCAGACATGACCGTGACATAGACGGCGCGCTAGACCAGAAGTTCGGCGATACCGGTCCGAAGGTAGGCGATTGGGAGCCAAGCGATGGCGGCATCGGGTGCGGCGTGGTGCTGGCCGTGATAATACTGGCGCTTGTAGTGTGGGGCGCAATAGCGGGAGGGGTGCGATGAGCGAGGCTGCGAATGAGTGTTGGTTTTGCGGCACATCTCTGGCGGATATAGAAAGCGAGAAGGTCGTCATCACACATTCGATTCACAAGACCGATCTCGTAGTCGTCATTTGCGAGAGATGTTATGCTGAGATATTTGCGAACGACGAGGAGGAGAGATGACGCAACTAGACGAACGCAACGGCTGGCACGTGGTAGCAGAGGGTGACTTGCCGGATACGACGCGGGATGTATGGATTGCAGAGCAACTGTTGGGTGATCGGCACTCACGGGGCGCGCTGGGGCTTATGCACTCGCTGATCGCATACTACAACTCTGAGTGGTTTCTCACGTTTAGCGCAGAACAGGTGTATCCTGTTTTGTGGCATGAGATCGAGCGCCCAGAGATACCGCAGGCGCTCAGGGAGAGTGTGGAGGTGACGCCATGAATCTGTACCTGGTAGTGAGCGAGGAAATCTACCATGTGGAATGGGAAGACGTGTCGGCTAGAGTCGGGCATCGGGAGGATTATCGTATAGTCGAATTGGTGGCGGCGCGTAGCCACGCTCAGGCGCGGTATCTGGCATGGAGAGCTGATATAGACGGCGATACGGGGTGGCCTATTGAGGATATGCCAAAGTTTGCAGTTCGGTTGAAGCGGCGTGATGTTAATTGGCCCGCCGGCATTGTAACCGATGAATACCAGATGGATCGAGAAACGACGCAAGACAAACGGGATATAGTGGCATTTGATGCTCTGTGGAACGTAGGCCACGCGCCACATATCGGCATAACGGAGGTAGCTTCATGACCCGACCGAAGCACACGAAACCTGACGGGAACCAGGCATCAATAGTGGCGATACTGAGAAGCCTTGGATTTGTAGTGTGGATAACTGCTGATCTGGGCGGCGACGTTTTGGACCTGATTGTCTTCAAAGACGGCCAGGCCCGCGTCGTCGAAGTCAAGCGCCCCAGACACCGGCACATGCTGACGCCGAACGAGCAGGCTAGCATAGACGCGCTGGCATTCGTGGGCGTGAAGGCGATCGTGGCGGAGACGTGGCGGGATGTGGTGACGGCGTTCGGTAGTAGTATTAGCGATCTAACGGAGGCACGATGAGTGAGCATGACTGACTCTGCCCTCCTCGTCTGGTCTGTCGTCTGGATGATTGCCCGTATCCTAGTTGGCGAAGTCGGCGTCGTTCCAGAAGCTGCCTTGCCAGTAGCACAGGTTGCCATGAATCGCCTAGCCGCTGGCAAAGGTTACGATGGCTGGCACGCGATAGCCGATGAGCCGGAGTCGTGGGCGCTGGATGCGGCATGGGAGGCATACTGGCAGGGGGGGGACAAGGACGGGGATATACACGCTATCAGTGAGGCCGATAGAGTTGCACTCGGATTCGATGAGGCGAACTGGCGAAACGTGGGAAGTCTACGTTGGCCGGTATGGATTAGCCGGGAGTGGAAATAGCTATTTGACAGGGAAGCAGGCATATGCTACAATGTGGCTGTCGAGACACGGTTGGCAGGGTTTTTTTACAATCAGATTGTATGACAAGAGCCGTTACCAAAGTACCTGGCAATCGTGTCCCGACAATACGGTGCCTGCTTTGGTGACGGCTTTTGTCATGATAAGCTAAGGAGGCTTGAGGCGGCGGTGATGGATGGGCAAACACGGGTAGATGCCGCGAAGCGCTTCAGAGCTATGGCAGGGGAGTTTTTACTACGACGGGATAGGAAGCCGTTGCAAGCCATAGCCGCTGCACTGGAGGATAAGCCGGAATGAAAGCCTGCTTCGTCATCTCCATCGGCAAGTATGGCGGCTTCTACTGGCACAAGGGCGCTAGCTTGCGATTGTGCTTAGGCTGGGTGGCCTTCACGTTCTTGCCGGTGGATGGCGATGTGATGCTAGACATGGCGATGAAGTGGGCACAGTGGGCACAGTCGCAGGAGAAACCAGAATGACCATTGACTCCGAAGCTGCCGCTATTGTACGCGAAGCCATGAAGCCGCCGCGCAAGATGAGACGCCAGCACCACCGCCATTGCATCTATTGTACCATCGTGGTCGACGAGGCCGTGCCGGTCAGGGACGGCGTATCGTGGGAGCCATTCAGCGAGACACCTGACGGTCCGGTATGCGATCGCTGCAAGGCAGATCCGTTGGCGAAAGAGCGAGTCACACGTGGAGAGACGCAGGGAGAGAGGCGGAAGACATTCAACGCACAGGTCCGGCATGGCGGGCTTACAGACGCAGATCGTGAAGAGCGCGATGCTGAGATCGTGAGAATGCACGATGCAGGCGCGAGCTACTCAGAGATAGCGCCACGCGTAGGCATGTCAAAACAAGGGGCAGCGACGGCTGCTCGTCGGATGAGGGTGCGAATGGCCGAGGACGCTCAGGCTTGACATTCTCCTCGCATTATGGTATGATGACAGATGATCGAGAGCGGATGGGTCGTAGCCAGCGGACAAAAGTCGGCTCCATGCCGTGTGAGTGCTGGGTCGAGGCCTGGCAATCCTATATCCACTGGTTTATAGCTCATCTGCCACGAGTAGGGCGAAAGAAGACTTTGCGCAACCGGTGGCAAGGGCGGATATTCTCCGAAAGCTTGAGAATGATGCGGGATACTTCTCGGAGCAAGGGGAGTCGCGGCAGGTGATGTTCTGTTTCGCGTGCGACCCTTACCAGCGCCTCGACGTTGAGAAGGGCATAACCCGACAGGCAATCAAGATACTGCATCGGCATGGGTTGACCGTCTGCATATTGACAAAGGGCGGGACAAGGGCGCTTCGTGACCTAGACTTGATGGGGCCGAAAGACAGCTTTGCCACGACGCTCACATGCCTGGATGATGGCGAGTCGCTTAAGTGGGAACCAGGGGCGGCATTACCTGAAGATCGATTCGATACCTTGCGGCGATTCCATGCAGTGGGTGTACCGACATGGGTAAGTCTGGAGCCGGTCCTAAATCCGGCTACAACGCTGGAGCTTATCAGGCGCACCAGTGATTATGTAGACCACTACAAGGTGGGAACGCTCAATCATCATCCGCTAGCGAAGCGGATTGATTGGGCCACATTTGCGAGGCAGGCCAAGGCATTGCTTGAGGGCATGGGGAAGAGCTACTATCTCAAGAGAGACCTGGCGGCATACTTGCGATAGCACAGCAGACATGGGGCTGGAGCCTCGGCAAAATGCAATTCTGACGAAGGAGTAAGCTAGTTGTGCCAGGAGCAAATCAGTACAAAGCACAGGAATTCATTGACGCAATCCCTGGCACTGGTGGGATAGTAACCACCATTGCCAAGCGGGTTGGCTGCGCCTGGCACACGGCAGCGAAGTACATCGAAAGATACGCCACGGTCAAGGAGGCATACCAGTGCGAGTTGGAAAAGAACCTGGACGTAGCCGAGGCTATCATTATCGACAACCTGAAGCTGCTACGCCAAGAGCAGGAGAGAAAGTACAAGGTGGTGGATACGGCTGACGCGCGGTGGCTACTGGCAACGAAGGGCAAAGACAGGGGTTACTCCCAGAAATCGGAAATGGAAGTGACGGGCAAGGACGGAGCACCATTACGGGTGGAATATGTCAATGATTGGAGGAGTGCGGCTTCCTTACCCGCACCCTGGGCAGCAGATGGTCAGGACGCAGGCGAGGAGGTTCAATTGGCTAGCAGCGGGGAGACGCTGGAGGAAGACAACGCTGGGCATGGCGATAGCGGTTGAGGATGCTATCCAGGGGCTTACGACTCTCTGGGGTGCCCCGACCTATGATCAGGTACGCATAGGCTGGAATGAGACGAAGCAGGCAGCGGGCGGCATAGCACAATTTACTATGCAGAGGATGACAGCAGAGTTCCCGTCGGGGGGCTTGATAATCTATCGGAGTCTTGATGACCCTGACAATGCCAGGGGGCACACGGCTGACAGGGTGATATTCGACGAGGCGGGCAGTATTAAACCAGAGGCGTGGTACGAAGTAGTCAGGCCGATGCTGATTGATACCAACGGCGGGGCGTGGTTTTTGGGTACACCAACGGGCCGCAATTACTTCTGGAAAGAACATCGGGCGGCACTGGACAGGCACGACTCAATAAGCTGGCAGGTTCCGACGTTGGGATGTGAGGTTGTAGACGGGCGATTGATACGCAAGCCGCACGCTATGGAGAATCCAGACATACGGTTTGCAGAGATCAGGCACATATTCGATACGACGCCGGCGGACATATTCAGGCAAGAGATTCTCGCAGAGTTCCTGGAACATGAGGGGACGGTTTTCCGAAACATTTTGGCCTGCATCAACGCACCGGAGACGACACCGAAGGAGCATGAAGAACATGAGAAAGTTGCTGGCATTGATTGGGGTAAGCATAACGATTTTACAGCTATCAGTATCGGCTGCAAGAGATGCCAGCGAGAAGTCAAGCTGGTACGGTTCAATCAGATTGATTATGCCTATCAGCGCCAGGTGCTTGCTGGGCTTATGGAAGATTGGTCTGTCCAGGCGATTCTGGCAGAGTCTAACGCTATGGGCGAGCCAATCATAGAGCAACTACAACGCGAAGGGCTTCCGGTTTGTGGCTTTGCGACAACCGCAACCAGCAAGCCGCCGCTGATTGAGAATATGGCACTGGCATTCGAGCGGGAGGAGTGGCAATTCTTGAATATACCGGAGGCCACGGGAGAGCTAGAGGCATACGAGCGGAAGGTATCGCCGACAACGGGGCGCTCACAATACAATGCCCCAGATGGTCTACATGACGACACAGTGATAGCGCGGGCCTTGATGCTCAGGGCGGCGGGGATGCAGCTAGAGCTTCTTACCATGCCCAGCTTGTACGATTAGGGGAAATCTATGAACACTGATTACGACGCCTTACTATTCGAACAACGCATGGAAGCCGAAGAAGGCGCGCGGCTGGAAAAGTACAAGCGCGCCTGGCTCTACTACCGAGGCGACCAAAGGCGACAGCTCAAGGTGAAGACGGGCCAGCCGGATGACAATGTAATCCTGAATATGAACCGCCTCATAGTAGACAAGTCTGCGGCTTTCCTGTTCGGCAAGGAGCCGGTCTTCGAATTGCAGGAGGGCGAGACTACACCCGCAGAAGAGGCGCTAGAACGCATCTGGCAGCGCAATCGCAAGATGACACTACTCAACGAGATTGCGCTTTCGGGGGGTATCACGGGCGACGTATTTGTGAAGATGGTTCCCGAAGAGGGGCAACCTCCGCGCCTGGTCAATGTTCCTGCCGAGTATTGTCGGGCCTACTGGGATACTGATGACATAGACGACGTGTGGTTATTCCGTATCCAGTGGGTAGCGGCGGATAGGAATGGCAAGGGCGTCGTTCGTAGGCAGGATATTGAGAAAGATAACACGCGTTGGCAGATCACGAACCTGATAGCCAAGGGCGGGCAGCGCTGGGAGCCAGATGCAGAGAATCCTGACATCACGTGGGGCTACGATTGGCCGCCGATCATTCACTGTCAGAACCTGCTATGCCCAGGGGCATATTATGGGGATGCCGACATAGAGGATGTGTCAGAGCAAGACGGTATCAATTACATTGCCTCGAAGATTCAACGCATCATTCGATATCACCAGCACCCGAAGACCATTGGCACAGGGTTCAAGCCCGGTGATATTCAGATCACAGAGGACGAGGCGCTTATCCTTCCATCGGCTGAGGCGAAGTTGTGGAACTTGGAGATGCAGTCAGACCTCTCCGCGTCACTTGCCTTCATGGACAGGCTGATAAGCTGGTATTTAGCCGGGGCCAGAGTGCCACGCATTGACCCAGCCGTGATTAACGTTGGGGCACTCTCGGGATTTGCGCTCCGCGTGCTGTACGGGGATTTGCTCGAAAAGACGAATGTCAAACAACAGACCTACGGCGATATGCTGATTGAATTGAACCGGCGCATGTTAGAACTAGGCGGCCAGGGTGCAGAGAACGTGACAACGATACACTGGCAAGACCCGCTTCCCAAGGACGAGCGGGCAGAAGCCGAGGCTGACGGATTCGAGCTTGACCGCGGGCTGGCTAGCAAAGAGACGGTCAGATCACGGCGCGGGCTGGACAATGAGGCAGAGTTGGCGCGGCTACAGGCTGAAGAGGTGTCCGAGGGCAACATAGGCGCATTATTAGTCAGGCGATGGGAACAGGGACAGGCTGAGGTATGACCATCCAAGAACTAATCGCTCAGTTTCAAGCTGAACGCGATGCACTGGCACAAGGGGCCATGACTCAATTACAGGACTCCTACAGGCGTATATACCTTGGCTTGAAACGAGAGCAGGATACGCTCCTGGCACAGATAGCGGCTAGACGCACAGCGGGGCAAGAGGTCTCGGCGGCATGGCTACGCCGGAACCAGAACTACAGACGGTTGCTCAGAGAAACCGAAGAGCAGATGCAACGCTATGCAGCGGTCATCGAGGACGCCGTGGGGCGGGGCCGATACGCAGAGGCCGCGCTAGCCCAGACACAGGCCGAGCAATTGGTACAGGTGGCGTTGAGTGGCTTCCCGCCAGAGTTTCAAGCGCAGATCATGGGTACGTTCAACCGCATGCCAAAAGAGGCTATCGAGGCGATGGTGGCGGCACTACAGGCAGACTCACCGCTGGTGACCCAAACACTGGCCTCGTTTGGGAAGGACGCCGCGAAGGGCATAGGGGATGCGTTGCTCAAGAATATGCTCGCAGGCCGACATCCCTACGCGACAGCGCGGGAGATGGTGAAGGCATGGGGAGTCTCGCTTACCAGGGCGATGACTATCAGTCGCACAGAGCATTTAAGGGCGCACAGAATGGCGACACTGGCAGGGTATCGCAACAATGAGCACATAGTCAGGGGCTGGATCTGGTATGCCTCCTTGAGGCCTAACACCTGCCTGGGATGCATAGCGATGCACGGGACACAGCACCCGTTGACGGAGACGCTGGACGATCA